CTCATAGTTCATACCATCTTTTATACCAAATTCGCCAGACATCTTACAAATCTTTTTGTCTTCAAAAATAACTGACCATGATCCATGCTTTGACATAATAAAATTCTCCTTAGGTTTTAATAATATATATCACAGTTAAATAAGGTTGCAAGACCGAACTTGCACTACCTGAAAAACTTACACTTAAGGGGTGATTATGACCACCATTACCACCTCTGTTTCCTGTATTAGAGTTTCCTCCAGCACCGACGCTAGGACCTCCGGAAATACCTTGTTGGTTAGCGGAGCCTCTACCCCCTGGAGCTCCATGATTATGTGGGGCTCTAGTTGGGTTACCAATCGTTCTATTTCCAGTGTTTCCACTAGCATTTCCTACGTTTGTAACAGTGTTAGCGCCCCCTGTAGAAGCTAAAGCTTTTGTAGGGGATCTTCCCATTACAATGTCATCTTGTAAATTAGGTAAATTAAAAGTAGTAGAACCGTCTCCTGATCCATAAGTAGTTCCAATAGTTGCAAATAAATCTGCATACGTAGAACGAGAAACAGCAGCTCCGTTACAGTCTAAAAATCCAGTAGGTATGGAACTATCTGACCAAGGTATAACAGATCCAGTTGTAATACCAACTAATCCTTGAATGCTGCCTCCATCAAAATCGTATCTAGTTGCTTCGTAGTTTGACATGTCTTCCTTATGTTTTAATTATATAAATTAACGTTATATAGGGTTGTAATACAGATCTAGCACTACCACTGAAGTTAGCTGATGCCGGGTGATTATGACCACCATTACCACCTTTATTTCCACTGGTATAACCTTGGTTATTTGGAGATGTGGTAAAAGTACCTGGACCACCTCCAGACGTTCTTGCATTTAAAGGGTGGTTATGTGATCCCATAGTAGGTTGAGATATAGATCTATTTCCTGTGTTAGCATTTACGTTACCCGTAGTAGCTACAGTATTAGCTCCTCCAGTAGATGCAAGAGCTTTAGTGTTCCTATAACTGCAAATAATGCAGCATACGTAGAACGAGATACAGTTTGACCATTACATTCTAGAAAACCAGAAGGTATGGCAGCATCCGACCAAGGTATGACTAACCCTGTATTAACTAAGTCAATACCTGTAAGGTTGGCTCCTGTGTAATCATATTTAGTTGCTTCGTAATTCGACATAATATCCTTAAGTTTTTATAATATATATTAAAGTTAAATACGGTTGTAAAACTGATTTAGCCCCTCCCGAAAAGTTTGCACTTGCTGGGTGGTTATGGCCACCATTTCCACCTCTATTACCAATAGTTACGGTTCTACTACCAGTAGCTCTTGCTCCACCACTTCCACTTCCAATAAAACGAGCAGAACCAGGTCCTGTTTTTTGAGCAGTGTATGGGTGGTTGTGTGAAGAAATAGTTGGTGTACTTAATGATCTATTACCAGTGTTGACTGAAATATTACCTGCTTGGTTAACAGTGTTTGCTCCACCTGTTGAGGCAATAGTTTTAGTTGGTGATCTTCCTACAACTACATCATCTTGTAAGTCAGGTAATCCAAATGTAGTGGATCCATCACCAGATCCATAGGTAGTACCTATGATAGTGAATAGATCTGCATAAGTTGATCTTGATACAGCCGCTCCATTACATTCTAAGTATCCAGTTGGAACAGATGTATCTGTCCAAGGTATAATTAAACCTGTATTAAGTCCTTGAATGTCTGTGAGATTCTGACCATCAAAATCGTACTTTGTGGCTTCGTAGTTAGACATGGATTATTTCTCCTTATAAGTCCAACCAGTAGTAGCATCTCCTGAGTAAACTAATGTGAAACCTGCACCTTGTGTATTAACCACAAGATCAGTTCCTGAATTAGCTATGTTTGAACCATTTCTACCAACAGTTAGAGCATTTGAATTGAAAGCATAACCTTGGTCAATGAAAGAAACTTCATCACCTGTAGAAGGTGAAGCAGGCAGAGTTACAGTTACAGCTCCACCATTTGTATTTACTAATAGTTGAGCACCTGCTTGAACTGTTTCTGCAGCTGTAATCGCTCTCCATTTTTTAATTTCACCGGCTTTTACACAATTTGTTCCATCAGAATAAATTGTATAACTATGTCCTTCACATAAAAGAACACCTGTACCAGTTGAAGTTTTGAAAGTTAAAGTATTACCTGCGTGATCACATGCGTCTTCTACTGTGTAAACTTTTTCAATTCCATCAGGAATACTAACTGTAAGATTAGATGCTAATGTACCAGTTAATTTAATAACTTCATTTTTACCATCTGATAAAACACCATTTGAAAATGTTAAAGATCTAGCAGCATTAGTTATATTGAAAGTAGTAAAACCACCAATAGCTTGTTCTAGAATAAGTAAGTTTGTATTTGTAATCTGGCCCCAAGTACCTGAGTTTTCACCAGTTGCTTGTACTGTAAGTTTTAGGTTAGCAGATGTTGAATTCGCCATTTTTTAATTCCTTATACGTTCATTTTATTAAAAATATGAGTATGTGTCAAACTCATTAAGCAGCCACCTCCTGCCATCCTGGAGGGTCTATAGGTGCTGAACCTGTATTAACTTCGTTCCAGATTAGAGCACTACCATTTCCTTGACCCATAGTCAACCCTAAACCAGTTGGGAATACTTCAGCATTTCCTTTAACTGCTGAAGGCCCTGATAATGCTGCTGTTAATGGAAGTCCCGTAGGAGAGGCTATTGTTTCTGCTATAGATTCTGCTGTTCCTAAAGATGCTGATAATGCAAAACCTGTAACTGAAACTGTTACGTCTGCTTTAGCTGATAATGTACCTAATGCACCAAGCATAAACTGACCAAGTGCATTTGCATCTGGTGCAGGGTCTGCTTGACCTAAAGTTAATTGTGCTACGTTTAAAGTGTTTGCAGTTAATGTTACATCCGTAACTGCTTCTACAGATCCTAAGTTAGCTGATAAAGCTTCACCTGTTACTTGAACGAATTCCCATTCACCTGTTGCTCCCCATTCAAATAAGCCCCAGAAGTATCTGCCCCAACCTTCAGAGTTGTAAGCTTCAACAGAACCAAGACCCATATTCGCTTGGTTACCTGTTGCCATTGCATCAGGACTAGCATCTGCTTGTCCTAAATTTGCGGACATAGCAATTCCGCTTGGGAATGTTACAACCGCAATATCAATTGTAGTGCCTGTGTCTAATGCTGCTGTTAAAGGTAATCCAGATATATCAGGAGTTACATCAATTTGAGTTGTCTCGTCTCCTAAAGACGCAGATAGAGCTTGACCTGTAAGAGAGACGTTTTCGTCCCCCAACAAATCCCAAGTACCAAAACCCCAAGTTTGATTACCCCACGTTGCCATAGGAGATTACCTCCTACGATTAACCAGAGATTCTCAAAATCGCTGCTGTTGATGTCGGCGCTGGAAACTGAATTGTAAATACTCCAGAAGTAGCTGTTTTATCTGCTCCAAAATCTAAAACCGCAACCGCTGCATTTGTAGATGTAGAGGATGTGTTATAGATTAATGCTCCTCTAGCAGTTAATGAAACGTTCGTAAACGATCTGTCTGCGAAGTCACATCTTGCTACACCAGCTGTAATTGAAGTACCATTGTTAACAAGTTTTCCACCACCAGACACATACTGACCAGTGTCTGGAACTTCGTTACTTGTTGTGAATGAAGTTGTAGCTGAGTTTAGAGTTGCTGAAGAAGTATAAAGAGCTAATTTGAAAACGTCACCACCAGAATTTGAAAAGTTAGCGTCGCCTTCTAACAGTTGCTTCTTGAACGAGTTTGCAATTGCTTGTGTTATAGCCATAATTTATTCTCCTATTTACCTATACGAGGAACACCTGATTGATATTCATCTCGTCTTCTTCTTCCCATTTGTTCTACTGAGAAGCCTTCAAGTACCTGTTTATACTTTTGTTCGTATAATTGCAAGAGATCTTGTGGCCCTTTCAGAAAACCATATGCCTCAACTAGACATGCATACAAAAGTCCATTGGGAAAATACAGACTTAAATATGTAGTTGTATTTGTACTCGATAAGCCTTCGTCTTTCAAGACATAATTTAACTGAATTGTGTAGGTCGCATCAGGGGTAGGAGCTAGAACTATTGTATCCTTGTCCCACCAACTATAGTATTTTGGAACACCTGTAGCCCCTGTATTGTTGAATTCAGACATGAAACTAGTGTCTCTCCACTGTAAAAATTCTCTATTATTTGGTTGACTTACACCGTCAGAATTTATGATTTGAGCAGATCTAATAACTAGAGCGTTATCTGGAGTATCTATAAATCTAGTAGAAGCTACTAATTCAGCCGTAGCGTATCTTCTGTTATTATCAGAGTCTACATCTCTTAAGATTCTAAATTCTGCGTTTTCAATAAAACCATTTACAATAGTTGATGTTAACACAGTGCTTGACACTTCTGTGTAATCTCTAATTTTTGTTACTAGCTCATCATATGTCATGATATAGATACCGTTACCTCTCCGAGAATAGTTCTAGCTTCTCTTCTACTATTTATAACAGATGGATTTTCTGGCACCATACTATTATTACTAAAATCTTGAAATGCAAAATCTCCAGGTAAAGTCAAACTAGCTATCATGTTTCCACCACCAATTTGATTTGTTGGAAAGTTTTGAGGTCTTGCCTGCTCCAATCCTTGTGGATCAGCTACAAAAGGTTTTGGCTCTAATTGTGGTTGCTTTGGTTCATACTCTGATACATGAACAAATGCACCATTCCATTCAGTAACCATTTCTCTCCAAGGAAATGCTTGACCACTCCTATCTGAAATTGCTAATGCGTATTTTCCTTTTGCAAACTTAGACATTATATCTCCGGATAATAAGTTTTAGGAGAAATATAAACACTAGCAGGTGATCCGTCTTCTTGTAATGCTCTGTTTAATTCCTCTTCGTAAATTATTCTTAACTCTTGTACTCTTTGTGGAGCTTTTTTCATAGCTATGTAATAAGCTAAACCTGCGCACATACAAGGTACAAATCTATTAACTACATCTGCTTCGTTAGTATAAGCGCCTGCATCTTGAATTCTTTTTACATAATAAAAATATATGTAGTTTCCTGCCTGCGTATCTCCCGGGGTTAGATATAAAGTTATTGTAACTTTATCTATAAATCTTTGTACAAAGTATTGTGATGGTTGACCTGTAGAAGATTTATTTGAAAAAGCTTGATACTGTGATCTGTTTATTTTTGAAAGTGGTGTGTCCACGTTACTAGTATTCCTGAAACTGGCTTCAAGGACATCAGAAACCATATCAACAAAGTTTGTAACTGTATCTCCTTCGGCATGAGAAGCAGCTGTTGTTCCATCTGCACCTCTAGTTGCACCTGTTAAACTGTTTCCAGAAATTCCTGTATACGTTATTACTTCAGAATTAATTCTAACCTTACCTGATGAATTCATATTCAACACAGAAGATAAAGGAATAGTAGTAACTGCATCAGTAATAGCTGATGATAAAGTAGCTGTTATTCCATCTGCGTTACCATCAGAAGGTGATCTAAAGATTGTATATTCACTTTTACCTGAAACTAAACTTATAGCCGTTCTATCTACTTCCCAAAAGTGTAAACCTCTGTTGTCCCACTCTTGGAACATAATATTTAAAGAACGTCTTGCTGATCTTAGATCGTTACCTGAATAGTCAAATAAACCTAATCTCTCAAACGCTTCAGTTATAATTTCATCTATTGATAAAAATTTTTCAAATGTACTTGTGCCTGAAAAAGCCATTATTCTTTACTCCTTGAATATGGGTTAGTAAATATTGTGTAACCAGCAATATTGTCTGTGTTAGAAATGTATATCCCATTAGGAAAAATAATTCTACCACCAAAATCTAAATCAAAGTTTTTACCATCTGGTATATCTATATCACAAAGAGTATCACCATTGTTATCAGCTAAAGTAAATCTACCCGCTCCATTTCCATCAGTTGAAACACTTAAAGCTTCTAGTCTTGTAGGAATATTTTCAAAATCACTAGAAGGTGTTTGAGAAACACTTGCCCCTGAAGAAGCTGCTTGGGCTGTAGTTCCGTTTACGCCTCTTGTTACGGTTGTTAAACCTTGTAGTGAAGAAGCTGTAGTTGGTAAATATCCCGTAAGACTATCACCTTCCTCAAATTGTGCTCCCCATAAAAGAAGCATATCACCAGCACCATTTCCTTGACCCGTATAAAAAGGAGATCTTCCTGATGTTGTTAATGGAATTAAACCGAAAACAGGAATAAAACCAGTGGTGACAGCTGATTCAACAACAGTGGAACATCGATACCACCCATTTCCAACATCAGTAATTGCTGAATTAGTAACACCAGAACTTGAACCTAAAACACCTGTTTCAATATCAAAATTTTGAAAAGCAAGATTTGGATTTGAATCCCCACTACCAAAACTTATTTGTAGATATCTTTGTCCAGTCCATTTAGCAAAAACAGATATTGTATATTTTTGTCCTATAACTGTAGTGAGAGAATTTCTTATTATATTATGAGAAACACTGGAAGTGTCTTCTCTTATTCCTTGAGCAGTGCTAGTTCCATCTGGAGCGACTGCACCTGTTGCATTTACTGAACTATTATTTTTTTGCCAATAAGAATTAGAAAAATCTTCCGAGTGTAAAAATAAGTTTTCAGTTATTGTACCAAAACTAATTTGTTCGCTTGTGCTTGCAATAGTAGTAGGAACACCTGTTTTAAATCCTACATTCGATGCAACTGGTACATAATTTTGAGTAGCATCTATATCTTCAGATAACGTACTTGTAACTGTAGTCGTTACTTGTTGAAAAGCAAAAGGTAACTGTTGAATTGAATCACCAGAACTTGCTGCTTGTGCAGTTGTTCCGTT